ATTGACGATGACTTAGTCCAACAACCGTTGAAGAAGCAAAAGTTATTCAACGGCTATGATGAGAACGGCAGCAGCAATGCCGAAGAAAGACCTGACGATGTTTCCGAAGCCGTGGGAGGACTCAGGTCCTCAGGCGGCCAGGTCACACGCCGCCAATTCTTCATATAATGCCGCCCCCCGCCTCGGGCGCTATCGGCGGGCCCCTCCACGGCTTCGTCCCGCCTGCGCCCTTGAGGCGGGGGCGGCATTATACGAAGAATGGCGGGCGGTGTGACGGGGCCGTGGGAGGACGTGAGTCCTCCCGGGGGGGCTATCTATGTTAAGTTTGAATAAAAAATGTCCTTTATTAACCATGATAAAAAACATGTCCTTCACAGTTAACATTAATAAGGCCAGGATCAGCAGCTGCATGATCAGTCCAGATGAGAAGGTAGAGGGCGTTCTTGTTCATATCGGCGACCGTGCCGGCATTGCCAAGACGATACTCAGAATAGACCTTTTTGCGGTAGATCACGTTCATGACCTGATTCTCCTGTGTGGCATCAGTTGGGGCTACATGTTTGTACCACCCCTTCTTAAGCACAGTGAACGTAGCCTCCTTGTTCTGATTGTTGATGTCGGGGAGTGCAATGGCAGTAGGGGAAGACGTCCCGTAAATGCCAGCTAGGATATTAGCAGCTGTAATAGCAGTAGTGCCGGCTTTCAGCTTATAGATCATCCAATTGACAGTACATTGATATGTCAAGTCGGATGAAAAGAAAAACTGAAGTTTGAATCGAATGGACGTGAATACTACTTTGTCTCCAACACGAGACTGGACAGTAGTGCCACGGGTAAGCGGAGTAAGGAACAGCTGCGCTGGAGAACCGGTAAATATAGATACAGCAGCGAAGCCTGCATTAGAACCGGTGACACCAGAATCAGAGAAGATGATGTGCTTCGTCTCTTCAGCGGTATCTTCGAGCTTTCTGACCCTTTTTGCCATAGCCCAAGTATTTGCGCCACGGCTGCGACGCCTTCCACGCCGCGCGCGCATGCGACCCCGTCGATAGGTACGTGTTCGCATATTTGTAAGCAGATGATAACGGGCGGCGGTACGCTTTGCTCGTGCCTGGTTTGAGGTGGGTGCGGTAAAAGCGACGGATGAACTTCGTTTTCTACCTGTGATATTATTGAAATGACGGAGACGCCCAGACAGTTTCAATAATGTTGTGTTTGTTTTGTGTGGGTCTGCACAATAACAATTTGGGAAATTGAGAGATTTCGGCGCTTCGCTGTAACAGTGGAAATCTCTCTATATTAATTTCTTTAAGCTATTGGATCAATCGGATCAAAACTAACCAAACAAAAATGAGCGCGCAAATTTGTTGTTATGATTTAACCGTGAAAGATGAAGACGGAGCCTATGATCGGCTGCTTGAGTTCTTGAAAGAGCACTGCAAACATTGGTGCTTTCAAAAAGAGAAAGGAGCGTCCGGATACATCCACTATCAATGTAGGATGTCTCTTGGTACTAAGAGAAGGCTGACGGACGTAGTGAAGTTAATGGGTGATTTGAAGGGGCACTTAAGCCCAACCTTCAAAGACAACATACTTCCGAACAAAGCGTTCTATGTCATGAAGCCAGAAACCCGAATCGAGGGTCCATGGTCCAGTGAAGATGAAGAAGAGGCGTATATCCCAAGACAGATCAGGGATATCACTCTTAAAGAATGGCAACAGAAGATTGTTGAAGATGCTGAAGTGTGGGATACCAGACATATCAACATTCTGCTGGAACAGATTGGTAATAAAGGGAAGAGCACCCTCGCTACATACTGCGGAGTGCATAAGATTGGAAGGAGCCTCCCGCCTTTGAATGATTACAAAGACATAATGAGGCTGGTAATGGATATGCCGACAAGTAAACTATACCTGGTCGACATGCCAAGAGCCCTAGATCAGAAGCATCATCATAACTTCTTTGCAGGGCTGGAAGAGATCAAGAGTGGGCATGCATGGGATGACAGATACAAATACAAAGAGAAGTATTTTGACTGTCCTAACATATGGGTGTTTACTAATACCATGCCCAACTTGGAGTTCCTGTCGGTGGACAGATGGAGAGTGTGGCAGATAATTGACGATGACTTAGTCCAACAACCGTTGAAGAAGCAAAAGTTATTCAACGGCTATGATGAGAACGGCAGCAGCAATGCCGAAGAAAGACCTGACGATGTTTCCGAAGCCGTGGGAGGAC